CTGGTGTTCGGTAATGCGTTTCTGGAAAAGCGTTACAGCACCACCGGTAAGGTCATCAGACTGGAAACCTCACCGGCAAAATATACCCGCCGTGGCGTGGAGGAGGATGTTTACTGGTGGGTGCCGTCCTTCAACGAGCCGACACCTTTCGCGCCCGGCTCCGTGTTTCACCTGCTGGAGCCGGATATTAATCAGGAGCTGTACGGTCTGCCGGAATATCTCAGCGCCCTTAACTCTGCGTGGCTGAATGAATCAGCCACGCTGTTCCGCCGCAAGTATTATGAAAACGGCGCACATGCCGGATACATCATGTATGTCACCGATGCCGTGCAGGATCGCAACGATATCGAAATGCTCCGCGAAAACATGGTCAAGTCAAAAGGCCGCAACAACTTTAAAAACCTGTTTCTCTATGCACCGCAGGGAAAGCCAGACGGCATCAAAATTATCCCGCTCAGTGAAGTGGCAACGAAGGACGATTTTTTTAATATCAAAAAAGCCAGCTCCGCTGACCTGCTGGACGCGCACCGCATCCCCTTTCAGTTGATGGGTGGCAAGCCGGAGAACGTCGGGTCGCTGGGTGATATTGAGAAAGTGGCAAAGGTCTTTGTCCGCAATGAGCTTATCCCGTTACAGGACAGGATTCGGGAAATAAACGGCTGGCTCGGTCAGGAGGTCATCCGCTTTAAAAACTACTCACTGGACACTGACAACGGCTGAACATCGCCGCCTGCGGGCGGCTTTTTTACACCCCGTCATCACGCCCTCACACACTCACCACCGCACAAAACAGCCCGCAGACACACCAACGCCCCGGCGCACAATCTAAACGCCATTACGACGTGCTGAGACGCTGAAAAAATAAAATCAGCACCACCGCCAGCGCGCAGTGCTTTCCCCGCCTCGCCCGCCCGCTTCACGAGTCGGTTTTGATGCAGTTGCATGAGTACGTTGAATCCTCGCTAGCTGTGACGTAAAGCAACGAGAACGCATAACTTTGACACATGCAAAACCATGCACCTGATACATGCATAGTTATTACTTTGTAAAAACATAAAAAAAGGAAATCCCATGAACAAAAATCAAACTATTAATAAAAATTTTTATATCTCTTAGAACAAAAGATTTTGCTTGAACAAAGTAAACTTCTGAGGTAGATCTTTATCGTTTAGCAATATAATTCATGTTAAACAGCTTAAATATTTATACAATATCATTGGCAATGATGAGGTTTTAAAATGGAACTTAAATTAAAGAATATAACCAGCTATAAGAAAGATAGCTTCACGACTCTTAATCTCTCAAAAAAAATTAATATACTTTATGGACACAACGGTTGTGGAAAATCAACTATATCTAATTATTTCTATAATCCAAATAACACGGACTACAAAGAATGCGAATGTCCTTTCATAGATACTTTTCGCCTATTGGTTTATAATACCAAGTTTGTTGAGGATAATTTTTATAATGCAAAAGAGCAAAAAGGAGTATTCACTTTAAGTAAGGAAAATGCTGACATTGAAAAAGAATTGCTGGAAAAAGAAGCTATAAGACAAGACCTACTTACAAAATACAAAGATAAAAAAAACGTTATTGAGCGTTTAATTAAAGATAAAAACAATAAAGAAAATGAATATATTGATTTAATATGGAATAAAGCAGAACCTTTTAGATCATCTGACTTAAAGATCTTGATGAAAGGTCAGTTAGGAAGCAAGAGATCATTTTATGAGCAAGTTAAAAAAGCCCCTCAAACCACTGACGTTAATATCGAGTCACTTGCTCAAGAATATAGTATTCTTTTAAAGAACAAAGATAAATTCACTGCATCAATTACACCTTTAGAAAAATATATCATTTCAGAAAAAGATAAAGAATTTTTATCCACTCCGATTATAGACTCAAGTAATAGCTATTTGTCAGAAACAATTAAACAACTTCAAAACCTTGACTGGGTGAAAAAAGGGAAGGAATTATATTTAAATGGCACATGTTGCCCATTCTGCCAAGAAGACACTATTAAAGACAAATTTTTAGAAGCAATAGAATCTATCTTTGATGATAGCTACTCCAAGAAAGTTGACCAAATACGCATTATCAGATCGTCTTATGAATCCGCTACCATAGATAATTTAAAAAAAATAAAACAAGAGATTTCATCTTGTGAATTAATCACCTCAAAAGAAAAAGATATAACATCATCTCATATAGCGTTATTAGAGGAAATAGCAAACAAAAATTTAAAATTGATGTTAGATAAAATCAATAACCCATCTATATCTATTATTTTGGAATCCAATAGCGACCTTGAAGCAAAGGTAGTTGATAATATAACAGAGTACAACAATAGAATTAAAGAAATAAATATTAAAGTCAAACAATTTAAGGATAGTGAAAAGTCTATACGTTACAAAATATGGGGAGCAATAAGAGAATTATGCAACGCTGAGTTTGAAGCTTTCTCAAAATATGAGAATGACTATAAAATCATTTATGAACAATATCAACTTGAATTAAATTCCATAAAAGAACAAGGAGATAACAATAACAAAAAGATCAAAGAGCTACGCGATCAAATATCTAATATTGATGCAACCATAGATTCTATAAATCAACGTCTAAAATTATTAGGAATTTATGGTTTTAGCATAAAAAAACACACTGAGAGCAATGATAAATATATTATATCACGTTCTGAAAACACAACAGATAAAGATGTATACAGATCTCTTAGCGAGGGTGAAAAAACCTTAATTACCTTTCTCTACTTTCTAGAATGCTGTAAAGGTAAGACAGATAAGAATGATACGGATATGCGAGATGTATTTATCGTTATTGATGATCCAATATCCAGCCTCTCTCAAAATTATGTGTACGATATTGCCTCAATAATTCACCATGAAATAATCAACAATAACAAAGCAGTAAAGAAAACATTAATACTCACACATAATCTTTATTTCTTTCATGAACTTATCAAATTAGCTCCTAGAAGCAAAGAAGATAGAACATTCAAGCGTGATTATTATCTTGGACGAGTAACAAAAAATGAATATAGCATAATTACAGAAATAGAGAAAAAGAGCATTCAGAATGAATACCAGTCCCTATGGCAAGTATTAAAAGATGCGAAGGATGGAAAGGTAAATAAAGTTATAATACCTAACATCATGAGAAATATACTGGAATACTACTTCGCATTTGTTCATAGAACGGATGCATTACAGACAGAGTTAAATAAACTTGCTAGCGATGATAAGAATAATGATTTTAGAGCATTTTATAGATACATTAATAGAGGTTCCCATTCAGATGCAGTTAACATCACAGACATGGGAGATATATCTCCAGAGAAATATATGGAGCAACTAAAAACCATTTTTCGTATGACTGGTGATGAAAAACATTATTTGAAAATGATGGACGAAGAGGAAGAGGAAACCGTTACCGCTTAGGCCGCATATCATCGGGTTGGGTAAGAACGACGGTGTTCACACACCGTCTCCCACTTACCGAAACGATAGCGATTGTACTGACGTACTTTCACTAACTTTAACATGAGATTATCTCCATGCCAGCACTATTGTTGCCAATAGCAGCCTTTACACCCTTTGTATAAAGCTAATACCAAGAGCAATGCAAGGATACCCCAAGCGGTAACTGGCGTGGATTCTAGAGCAGCCTAACTAAAAAATCAAAGCATTAATTAAATCCCGGCCACTCATCATTTACCGGATACCTGAAGTTTACCCCCTCATAATTTACGGTTGCCCCACGCGCCAGCGCCTCAAGCTCCCATCGCTGAGGGCTGATACCGTTCTGACCAAGGTCAACGCGGATACGGGTGATTTGCATTCGTTCCGACCGGGTCAGTCTGGCCGATGGCGCAATTTCATGCGGTTTTAACGGGCTTCCGTTTCTTTGCTGACGATTTGGTGTTCTCATGTCGTGTTTTAATGCGCCCCTGAGCGCCCTCACGACCTCCTGGTCATTCCATTCGATAACACCGTCATCAACCAGATTAAGCACTGCTGCGGCGTGTTCAGAAGGTGTGGGAGCCGGTAACGAAGCATCACCGCCGGTGAACTTTCCACAGTTATTGACAGGACTCCGAGGCGCGGCGATGCCGCTTTTTAAAGTCAAAGGCTGAACGACCGGAACTTTCGGCACAATGCGCCAGTCCGTCGTTCTGGTGATATGAATATGACGCGCGCCGAGATGCGGCGCGTAAATGCCGACCACTCTCTCGACTTCTTCCTCGTACTCGTTAACGTCATCCGAGGGGCTACGGGCGACCCTGACAGTCTGGCAATCGCGCGGGACATTTGCCCCACCCTGCGCGCTGATATACAGCGCAAAATCGCCACTGTCTGCGGCAGCGCGTGCAGCCTCGACGCGTTCGTCAAACTCATCAGCAATGCTGACGCCGCGAGGCAATTTGCGTAGTTCACGGTAAGCCCCCATTGTCGGCAGGCCAACCGTTTTAAATTGCGGAATGCGCCACGTTGACGCCCATGCGGTAACAGCCGCGGCAGTGTCTTTCAGCGGCCTGCCGGTATCGTTATCGAGCTGACCATCCAGTGCATAGCCGTCGATGTTTTTTGAAATGTATTTCGCGATATATCCCGCAGCACCGCCCCGGTTAAGGTGTTTTGCCTGAAAACGGTTTCGCGCAGCTCCTCTTTCGTCGCCATCCTCTTTGAGCGCGTAGCGACGCATGATTTCAATAATCTGGTTACGCTGGCGTGGATTACAAAAAAGCATCATATGCCAGTGCGGCGTTCCGTCGTGGTGTGGCTCGACGACTCGCAAACCGTAGACCTGTAAATCATTATCCTTGAATGCCGTGCGCATCAGGCTCCAGATACGGCAGAGATAACGCTGCGCATCCTTTGGATTAAATGCCTCATCGTTCCAGCCGTGATTAAGCTGCACGGTTTTACTTTCGCCTTTTCCGACCTGACGTGTCGGGTGATACTTTGACGGCGCGGTCAGCGTGATAAACATCCCCACATCACCCTCTGCTGCGGCGTAACGCTCAATACCGGCGATGGTGTTCATCAGCTCCATCCGGCGAATTTCTGGATTAGAAATACTGCCCATCACCTTACTGATAAGGTCGATGCGCTCGCCGGTTTCCTTGTTTTCAAGGTCACACGATTTAAGAAATTCCAGATTTGCCTGGCGGCGCGCACGCACATCACGAATGGCATGTTTACTGGCATAAGGAGAACGGTCTTTATTGACCTCCCCGACAGCAATCAGTAACGCCTCATGCCAGCGCATACGCTGGCCTTTAAGCTGATGAGTCCACCACTCATCGTTAAACAGACGGGCAATGGCAGAATATGCCTGCCTCGTGGTCATCTGTCCTTTACGGTATTTTTTCCAGTAGAGAGGGGAAATATTGAAAGCACGTGCAGCGCCAGCAACATGACCATACAGATGCGCCTGCGCCTCATCTGTAAACAGCGATTCTTTCTCGCCATGTGCATCAACCCATGCATCGCAGAGTTCCTCATACATCATGAAAAGCTGCGATGAGATACGGGCGGCAAACTTTTTCAGCTCCTTGTCATTCATCCCCGGCAGACGCGCATAATGGTCACGCTCTGCCAGAAACAGCAACGACGCGTCGGTGTTCATTTCATGGCGCTGATTCACGCGCTCAATACGCGGCCATAAACGGCGCTGAAAAGTGGATGTGAGGAAATAAAACCCGTGCACCGGGCTTTTATTGCGCCGGATGTAGTCATAGCGTGAAGTAAACAGCGAGCGCAAAAAGTAAGGCAGGCGGTTAATCGTGGATAAAACACCTTGCACCTGACGCATCTCGTCACGTGTAAGGGGTCTTTCGCGCCCGACAGCCTCGCGTGGCGCATTCCATGCATAAGCACCGGTAAACGCCTTACCGGTGCCTGCGGCAAACGCAGACGGAGGTACGCAGGTGTATTGCTCCTGGAAAGAATGACTCATTCACATACACCGGCATAGACACTACTGCAAACGGCTTTATCATTCGCCGAAGCCAGTAAATCAAACTGAGTACCCCCACGCGTTGTCATTGTCCAGTCATGGTAGGTTTCTATTCCGTATGCCTCGACTGTTACAATCTCAATACGACGTTCTGCGCGTAGCGGATCATGTGTGGATGGGAAAAAAGTGGAATTTCCCCGACGGGAGCACGACGCAACCAGTCGTTCCCATTCAGCAACCCGTTTTATTTCCTCCGGCCACCGGCGAAAAATTTCTGCCAGTTCAGATTTACGGACATGAATACATGGCATACAACCAACACGGCCACACCCCTGCTGATATAACGGATTTGGCTTAATGTCATGTCTTCTGGCTATTGCAAATACATCTTCATGCTTCCAGTGCAAAATCGGGCGATATACATGCAATCCGGGGGTGTTGTCTGCATCCTCTTCCCAGACAGGTAAAGCTGCGCGTGATGGCGATTCCTGAGCACGCACTCCCTGCCAGCTAATCACTTCCTCAAATTCATTGAGTAAAGGCAATATTACCTGAGAACGCACGGGCTCATGTTTCAGTTCAAATGTGCAAAATCTGGCTTTGGTTGATGGGAAACGCCCCTTCCACAAACACAAATCAAGAAACGGGATACCCGTTGGTTTGAGAATTTCCAGCGCACAACTGATGCGCTGGCGTGCTTCTTCTTCCGACATTCCACAATCGTTAACCAACAAATCAGGCCATTTGGTCTGGATAAACTTGCGCTTTGATTCAATCCGGCAGGAAAAATCAGCCCTGACTCTTTTAATTGGGCCAAGCCGTTTTTCCAGATAATCCAGATATTTCATTGTCTGTGGATGTTCATGTCCCGTATCAGCAAAAACCGGCAATATGGGTACATTTTCTTCAATAGCGACAAGCCACTGAGCAAGGCTGTCCTTTCCACCTGAAACAAAAATAACATTGATGGTATTTTCAGTATGGCAACGTGCATCAGTAATCATTCAGACGCTCCTCTGGAGAACGCCTCTGAACAACGCTTGCTGAGTTGCTCAACCTGCGCGTTTAAATCGGCAAAAGATTTTGCGCTTCCGGTCAGAATATCGTGATGCATCAGGCCGGAAACGAGCTGGCTTAATTTCGGGTAATAACCAACCAC